GAAATTGCATGAAACAGGAGCGTGTATAATGATCAAAATTGTGACTAACAGCCTGGGCAGTGGTGATTGGATCTATATCAAGCACGGTGATGGCGTTGTGTTTGAAGGGCATCGCCCCAGTGTCCGGGATCTGCGATTTATGTTGGAACTTATAGGCCACAAGGTCGACCTCACTGAGGTCACAGACGAACAAATGGAAGAAGGATTCGAAGATGATGTCTGAATATGAACGTGTGGCACAGAAATTGCTCAAGGATATGCCCCGCCCTCGTCCTTGCGGCAAGTTGGTCGATGGGCGGTTTTTGACCGGGCATCAGAGCCAACATCTTACTCCGCAAGCGGTGCGTTGGCGCAGATTCTGGCGCATCAAAAGATTTGTTCTTAATTCTAAAGATTAAAGATGCTCATATTATGAACACCGAACTCAAAGTCACACTGACACCCGAGCAAGACCAATATCTTCAATTGTGTCAAACTCGTGCCTATTACATGGGCGTTCGAGAAGGCATCGAACGCTTCGCACATTGGAGCAATGGCGAACAGTATGTGGGTACAACTGGTCGAACTCTAAAATCAGCTCTAGAAAAAGTTGACCAAGAGCTGGAACAAGTCTTGGAACGTGCCAATAAATTACTGAGGATTTGACCATGTCGGGCTATAATACGATTTTGAAAATTCGACAGCTGGAACAGCAACTGGATCAGTTGGGTATGATGATGTGCCAGGCCCGTCAGCACTATCGAGATTTCGGTGATTTGATAGCAGTTCGGCCACGAGATTCGGACAGTTTGCCCATTTACAGTCGCGATGCCGAACTGTTTGTGGGTACCTTGGAAGCCTTGGAATATTGGATTCAAGGTATTGAATGGGCCAGACAATATGACACCATGTTGTTTGGTCGCCGACATTCCGGTAACCGCGAACGCCGAGAACAAAATTATCGCAATGAACAATTGTGTTTAATTCTAAAACAGCAAGAAAAAATAATGATTGACAAATAATACTAGATGCAGTATAATAGTGGTATAGTAAACAAAAAAGGAGCACAAGATGACCATAGAAGCCCAAATTCTAGTACATTTCGTGGTGTTGGTGACAGCTCTTGCCGTGGTTGCTGTGGCGTTGAGCATCAACAACAATAACGAATAAATGGTTGACAGTAATTCCGTCCTGTTGTATAATACAAGTACAGTAAATAACTGGAGCAACAAATGAGTCAAGTCCGTGTCATCAATGGTACCTATCGCAATCATACTGTCAAAGGTACCGTGTTTCCCTTGATCAAGGGATTTCAGTCTGGTGCTCGTGGCGGTTTTGTCACTGTGGACAGTAACGGCCAGTTTGGTGAAGAATTTGGCACTGTTCGTATCCGTGTCAGTTCTATCAAAGACATCGAATATGTGGGTGATGCAGCAGCAGATGAGGCATCTGCTGCGCCTACTATGGTCCAGGCCAAGACAGAAACTGACGAACAAGCCATTGCCAGAATTCGTGAGCGGTTTGAAATTCTCACCGAAATGACCAAGGCTGCAGTAGCGGGTAATATTCGTGCTATGATTGTGTCAGGTCCGCCCGGAGTAGGTAAGAGCTTTGGTGTAGAGCAAGAAATTGACAAGGCCTGTATGTTTGATAAATTGGCCAACAAGCGTCTCCGCGCCGAAGTCGTCAAAGGCAGTGCTACCCCGATTGGCCTGTATCAGACTCTGTACAAGTACAGCGACCCGAATTGTGTGGTTGTGTTTGATGACTGCGACAGTATCTTGTTGGACGATGTGTCGCTGAATCTGTTGAAAGGTGCTTTGGATTCTGGCAAGAAGCGTAAGATTTCTTGGCTGTCCGAGAGCAGTACTCTGCGTCGCGAAGGGATCCCCGACAGTTTCGATTTCAAGGGATCTGTGATCTTTATCACCAATCTGAAATTTGATCAAATGAAGTCGCAGAAATTGCGGGATCATTTGGATGCACTGCAGAGCCGCTGCCATTATTTGGACCTGACACTGGATACCATGCGTGACAAACTCTTGCGTATCAAACAGATCGCTCAAGATGGTGTGCTGTTTCGCGATTATGAGTTTACTCCAGAAATGGAAAATGGCATCATCGAGTTCATGTCAGAAAATCAAAACAATCTGCGTGAAGTCAGCCTGCGTATGACTCTCAAAATTGCTGATTTGGCCAAGAGTTTTCCGACTCGTTGGAAACTGATGGCCACTACCACCTGTATGCGTAATGCTTGATTAACTGTTGCTCCAACTGTTGAGCATATATGCTCAACAGTTTTTACCGGCGATAAGTAAATTATTGCCGGTTTTTTATGAGTAAAAATTCTGTTGCAGTTGATAGACAAAAAAAATATAATAGTTCAATGAAAACATGTACCATAATTGTCAAAGATCAAGTCAATATAAAAATTGAAGGTCTCGAGCTGGATACCAGACGACGACTCACCAAACAGTTCAAGTATGAAGTGCCGTATGCAAGATATTTGCCTGCTGTGAGACTGGGTAGATGGGATGGCAAAATAGCCTATTTTCAGATGGGTGGCAGTACCTTTTTAAATTTACTGCCAGACATTGTTCCCATACTGGAACAAGAGAACTATGTCATTGATGTACAGGATCTGAGACACAACAATCACCGGTTTGAGTTCAATGCCTGTACCGGCGATTCGTTTTCGCATATCAAATGGCCCAGCGGTCACCCCATGGTCGGCGAACCCATTGTACTCAGAGATTACCAAATTGAAATTATCAACAATTTTTTGAATAACACACAAAGCTTGCAGGAAGTGGCCACTGGCAGCGGAAAAACTATCATGACCGCGGCTTTGAGCTACTGTGTGGAACAGTATGGGCGCACCATAATTATTGTCCCCAATAAAAGTTTGGTGGGACAAACTGAAAAAGATTATCGCAATCTTGGTCTTGATGTTGGGGTATACTATGGAGATAGAAAAGAATTCAACCACAGACACACCATATGTACTTGGCAAAGTTTGAATGTGTTGCTGAAGAATACCAAAAACAACGAAGCAGACATAACCATCAATGAATTTCTTGATAATGTTGTAGCTGTGATTGTGGACGAGTGCCATCAAGTCAAGGCAGACGCCCTGAAAACACTGTTGACTGGGGTCATGGCCGATATACCCATTAGATGGGGGCTCACAGGAACTGTGCCCAAAGATTTATTTGAAAGTCAAGCTCTTTATGTCAGCATAGGACCAGTGATCAATCAACTCAAGGCAGCAGAATTACAGAGTGATGGGGTATTGGCACAATGCCATGTCAATATTATACAAATGATAGACCATCGCGAGTTCAAGGATTATCAGAGCGAACTCAAATACTTGCTAGAGGATGACGATAGGTTGACTGCCATGGCATCCTTGATAGAAAGAATTAATCAAAACGGGAATACATTGGTTTTAGTGGATCGTGTTCAGGCTGGAAAAAATTTGGTTGCAAAGTTAGGGCAGCGAGCAGTTTTTGTCAGTGGTTCTACCAAATCCAAAGACAGGCAAGCACAATACGACGAAGTTGCTGACAGCAATGACAAGATTATTGTGGCCACTTATGGCGTGGCTGCGGTTGGTATTAACATTGTCAGACTGCATCATGTGGTGCTGATTGAACCTGGTAAAAGCTTTGTTCGCGTCATACAAAGCATAGGTCGTGGTTTAAGAAAAGGTCTAGACAAAGATTTTGTCAACATTTGGGACATTACTTCTACTTGTCGGTTTTCCAAAAAACATTTGACCAAAAGAAAACAATTTTATACTGAAGCACAATACAAGTTTTCTTTAGAAAAATTGCAGTGGCAGTGAGGTTGACTTTGTCATGAGTTGGCTGTAAAATAATCAACATGAGAATACTGACATCTACCAACAATTACTTTAATCTTGATCACTTACCTGATGAGATAGACGATCTTAGGTTTGGCATATTTGATAATTCAGACCCGTCTAACCCTGACTACTTTTTTATTCCGCTGATATTTCTAGAAAGTTTTCACAGTCCTGCATTATTGTTGAAAATAGGTAATACCAAAATAAAAATGCCCGTTGATTGGCAAGTGCTCATTGGTGAACCCGACTTGGGCGACCTTGAAGTACTGCCATTGACCAGTATCAATGATCGCGGTTTTAGAGTATTTGAATTCAATCCACTGAGCAGTTTTAAGCCTTCATTTCCGTCAATAGAAATCATTGATGTCTACCACGAAGTTGCTTGGTTCAGCCCCAAACTCAAAAACGGTCAAATGCTGTGTGTACCAATCACCGATGGCCCCAAACCCCACTGTGTTTATTTTGTCAAAGACATCAGCAGAAATTGTGAATTAGTCAATTATAGTTTAGCTTGGTGAAAAAAATGAATCAAGATCGATGTGTGATAGAAATCATTGAAGACCCCGACACCAAAGATTTAATTTTGCCCATACCGGATCACATCTTGGCAACACTGAACTGGAAAGAAGGTGATGTACTGATCTGGTCGAAGATAGACGACACTAGATGGTCAATTACAAAGAAGGAAAATCAAAATGAATAAAGCAGGAAAAGTATGGGGTGTAACTGAGTTGATAGAAGCCAATGGTGTACTGGAATTTCATAAAATTCATGCACACAAGGGTGGTGTCTGCAGCAAACATCTACACAGGCATAAATGGAACGGATTCTATGTTGAAAAAGGTTCCCTATTGATTAGAGTCTGGAAAAACAGCTATAATCTAGTCGACGAAACTGTTTTGAGTGCAGGGCAATATGCCAAAGTTGCACCGGGTGAATATCATCAATTTGAAGCATTGGAAGACACAGAGGCATTTGAGTTGTATTGGGCAGAGTTTGATCACAATGACATCGAAAGAGAAACTGTAGGTTACAGTAAATAAGTGCACCATGGCAAAAACTGACACCAGTTCCAAACTATATATACACAATGAAATGGCAGCATTGGATCTAAAAGATAGAGACTTTTATGATTCATTGGATGAACAAGAAAAAAAGAAATTCAGTACATTTTTGATGATTCGTTGGGGCAGTGCAGTGGCCGGTAGCAGTGATATGCAATCTTTTTATGTACAGGCCACCAATGAACAACTCAACAAGCACTTTTTTGCTATCAGTCGACATCCCAAATTACAATGGCTTTGTGCCACAGCAATCAGTCCAATGATGGGCAAACAAAAACATGTTTGGATCACACCGTCGAGCAAAGGACGACGCGGATCGGATAGAGTTAAAAAATTATCAGAAATCTTTCCCACTGCCAAACAGTCCGATCTAGAACTTTTAAGTCAAATTAACAGTGATGATGACATTGAGCAATTTTTCAGAGACTCTGGAAACTGACAGCAACAGTGATTTTGAATGTAAATTCTGTCAGAGAAAATTTCGGCGTGAAACCACTTTGGCAACACATGTCTGCGAACAAAAACATAGGTATCAAACCCGAAATAATCTTGATGTTCAATTGGGGCTGCAGTCTTATCTAAGATTTTATCAGTACAATCACAGCAATAATAAAACACGAACCTGGGATGATTTTGCCACCAGTCCTTACTATCGTGCTTTTGTAAAATTTGGTACATACTGTTACAATACACAAGTATTTGCTCCACTGCAATATTTGGACTGGTTGCTGAAAAAAAATCACAAAATTGATCATTGGTGCAAGGACAGTGTATACGGGGAATTTCTCATACAACATTTGCACACAGAAGCAGTTGAAGATGCACTGTCCAGAGCTGTTAAATGGTCCATGACATGGGCGGAAAAAAACAATGCTGACGCCAAAGATTGTGTCAGATATGGCAACTCTAATGTGATTTGTCATACCATCACCACTGGAAAAATCAGTGCTTGGGTTTTGTATAATTGCGAAAGCGGTAGAAAGTTTTTCAACAATATCACTGCCGAACAATTGAAAATCATATATGACTATGTAAATCCTGATGTCTGGAACAAGAAATTCCTCAAAGATCCAGACAACACAAAATACTGTCAAGACATTTTAACGCAGGCTGGTTGGTGATGGCCGATATCGATTTAGATTTTCCTGACAGAAAAAAAGTTTTAGATTTGATCAAGCATATACCTGCCAGTCAAATACAAAATCACCAAAGAAAAAAACATAACTCAGGAGTATATGTCACTGACATACCATATGATCCCATTAACAATATGGCAGCTATTGACTATGTTGAAGCAGAGCAACGAGGTTACTTTAAACTGGATTTTTTAAATATGTCAGTGTACAATTTGATCAAAGACCGCGATCACTATGCCCAGTTGCTAGACACTGACCCGCCGTGGACCAAGTTATGGGAAGATAGTGAATGGGCCAGACAATTAGTGCATGTTGGTGCCTACACTGATTTACTTGCTGCAATGAAACCAGATTCGATCACAAGAATGGCAGCATTTATTTCAGTCATACGGCCTGGCAAAGCGCATCTACAGGGCCGCCCTTGGCCCGAAATATTCAATTCGGTTTGGAACGGCGATGACAGTCGAGGATTTGTGTTCAAGAAATCTCACTCTATCAGTTACAGTATGTTGGTTGCTCTACACATGAATTTGTTGACAGAATCTATGCAGTAATTTTGCGTACCAGTATAATACTTTTTCTTTTGGTTTTTTTCTGTATCAAATTATTTAGACTACAGATTGGACCGTGAATTATTTCCAGATCCTTATTGATAAAAGTTTTGATACAGAATCGAAATTCTGACCACTCAGCTTTTAAAAAAATATTTATGGGTATTTTTCTGTTGCTTTCATACCACCAGATGTTGGCTAAAACTAAGAATTTTTTCTTTTGATCCAGAGTTGTCAGAGTACCGAAATCGTAGAAAGTGGTGACAGTTTCGTCTTGATTTTGTATGATACCCACATATTCGTTGTCTGAGTATACACAAAGACTGATAAATGGATATTTTTTAGATAACTGTGCGAATAAATTATTGCTCATAAATCAGGTTTATTTATACCGATTTCTGGTTCCATTGGTTTTTATCATAAATACTGTCAGGAGCAAGTATGTATTCCACTTCAATTTATATCTATCAACAAATCACCCAAATAGTAGCATTAGATAGTAGTGGGCAATATTTTGATCGGAGGTATGGTCCTGTGTACGCAAAAAAACTTACCGTAAACAAAGGTGTTGATAATGTTTTATTATTTCAAATTATAAACCAGGATCAAAAACCAGTCAATGTCACTGGCAGTGAATTCAAGTTTAGAATTATCAATACCGAAGGAGATAGATTGTTATACGAATCGCCCATGACAGTGTTGTCTGCGTCTCTGGGCCGTATACGAGTCACCATATCGGCCAACGATACACGACAATTGCCCAGCGATCCCTGTGGCTTCAGCATAGAAAGAACCAGCGGCATATTGGTAGAAAGCCTATATATAGACGAAAATTCACAGGGCCGCGGTGACATAGATGTAGTAGACACTGTATTGCCTGAGTTTATACCCAGTAGAACTGTGACCATTCCGGACATCTATGGTCCACAGTTATATCCCAACCCAGTGTCAAATCAAGGGTTGCCTGATTGGGCCAGAGACCAACCTCCCAGTTTTCAAAATATCAATCCCATCAATTACAGCAGTCATGTGCCTACCAACGGATCGTCTTTGACTACTTTTAGATTGAAATTCGACAACTTCACTGGCAACATCAATGCACAGGGAGCAGAAAATTATCAAAGCGAATGGTATGATGTTGGTCCTTTATACGAGTTTACCAATCAATCAGATCCGGTTTTCATCAATGTGGAAGGCTATCATCCCTTGTTACGATTGGCAGTCAATCAGTATGGTGGCAACATCTATAGTCAACAGGCCACGGCCAATGCAGTAATTGAAAATGGTGTGATTACCTCTATAAATGTCACCAATGGTGGCAGCGGCTATGTGGCTGCACCCAATGTCACTATTGTGGGCACAGGTGCAGGTGCGGTGGCTGAATCTGTATTAAGTAATGGCAGTGTGTCTTCGATCACAGTCATCAATGGTGGCAATGGCTATGTGCCTACACCAACCAGTACCCAAGGTGCCTATGTCAATATCAATACTGGCTTTATAACCGAAATAATTGTAAGATAAAGAAATTTCTTGAATTAGATAGATAATTTTGCTAAAATAAGTAGATGTATGATCTGTCAGCTTATTTGCCGGTCAAAAGAAAGGTCACTGCATCTGGCTGGATAAGTTTTAATTCAGTCTGTTGTCAGCATAATGGACACAAGCCAGATCGCAGAGGTCGTGGCGGCATTAAATTTGAAGATGATGGTTGGGTCTACCATTGCTTTAATTGTGGCTACAGCACCAGTTTTGTGTTGGGCAAGCCATTGGGTTTTCGATCCAGAATGCTGTTGACTTGGTTTGGCGTTGGGCACGAAGATATCGAAAGAATCAATCTAGAAAGCTTGAAATACAAAAATATTTTTGGATTGATTTCTGACAATAGACCCAAAAATGTTGAGGTACACTTCGAAACCGATATTGAATTGCCCGCAGGTGCGGTCTTGGTTCAGCCCCACCATCAACTACAATGGCAATATTTACGCTCAAGGTCAGTGCCAATTGATGTTCCTATATTGTCAGTGATAGACGAAAAGCAATATCAATGGCGTCCAAATGTCATTGTGCCGTTTACCTGGAATAACCGTATTGTGGGATACACAGCAAGAATGTTGGATAATCGCAAACCAAAATACATATCCCATAGTCAAATGGGGTATGTGTTTGGCTGTGATTTATTGAATACCTCGGCACACTATGTGTTGGTAATGGAGGGTATTTTTGACGCATTGAGTGTGGGGGGTATAGCTGTCATGCACAATGACATCAATGACAAACAAGCTCAATACATCAGAAGCCTGGGTAAATCTGTGATCTATGTGCCTGATCAAGATCAGGCTGGATTAACTACAACTGATCGAGCATTAGAGCTAGGTTGGGCAGTGAGTATACCGAATTGGCCATCGGACATCAAGGATGTCAATGATGCAGTGGTCAAGTACAGCAGATTAGGAGCACTGTCGCAGATAGTCCGAAGTAGGGAAACCAGCAGAATTAAAATTGAATTGGCCAAAAAACAACTAACTAAACGATTAAAAGGATCCAGTAACAAACCATGTTAAAAGATTATGGCATAGAAGTGCAGAAATTGTTTTTAGAAATGATCATGCAAGATGCAGAATCGTTTGTTAGGGTACAAAATATCTACAATGCTGAAAATTTTGATCGCAGTCTACGACCAGCTGCAGAATTCATTGCCGAACACAGTGGGCAGTTTAAAACTTTGCCAAATTATGATCAGCTCTTTGCTGCCACTAATATCAAACTGACCACCATCGACGGACTCAATCAAGGACACTACGAATGGTTTCTTGAAGAATTTGAAAATTTCACTCGTAGACAAGAACTAGAAAGAGCAATATTAAAAAGTGCAGATTTGCTAGAAAAGGGCGACTATGATCCTGTAGAAAAGCTAATCAAGGATGCAGTACAAATCAGTTTGACCAAAGACATGGGCACAGACTATTTCGAAAACCCAAGAGCCAGACTATTGAAAATCAAATCCAATAATGGACAGGTTACCACCGGGTGGCCCACATTAGATCGTAAACTTTTTGGTGGTATGAATCGTGGCGAACTACAGATATTTGCTGGTGGCAGTGGCAGTGGCAAAAGTTTGTTTATGCAAAATATAGCAGTGAATTGGATCGCAGCAGGGCTAAATGGAGTATATTTAACTTTAGAGTTGAGTGAAGAACTCTGTGCCATGCGTATAGATTCCATGGTGGCCAATATCAGCACCAAAGAAGTATTTCGAGACATAGACAATGTGGAAATGAAAGTCAGGATAGCTGGTAAAAAATATGGTCGACTACGCATAAAATATATGCCAGCACAGAGCAATGTCAATCAAATTCGTGCGTACTTGAAAGAATTAGAGATACAGACCAATCAAAAGATAGACTTTATCATGGTGGACTATTTGGATTTGATCATGCCAGTCAGTGCCAAGGTCAGCCCCAATGATCTGTTTGTGAAAGACAAGTATGTCAGCGAGGAATTACGAAATTTGTCCAGAGAATTGAATATATTGATGGTCACTGCTTCACAGTTAAATCGCAGTGCGGTAGAAGAAATAGAGTTTGATCACAGCCATATCAGTGGTGGTATTAGTAAGATCAATACAGCAGACAATGTTTTTGGTATTTTTACCAGTAGACAAATGCGTGAGCGTGGCAGATATCAAATTCAATTAATGAAAACTCGTAGCAGCAGTGGAGTAGGACAAAAAATAGATTTGGAATTTGACATAGAAACACTTAAAATCAATGACATTGGCGAAACTGACACAGACAGCAGCGGATCAACCAGCATATATAACAGTTTAAAAATGCAATCAAAAGTAGTTCACGATTCCATGGACAATGAAAAAAATATAACAGCCGATGTTCAAAGTACCAAACTGAAAGATTTACTTAATAAAATCAAACCATCGTAGGAATTCTCTATAGACATTTTTGTTTATTGTAATAAATAGTAAAAAGGTTATGCAGAATGCAAAGACGGACAAAAAGTCTACTTGATGAATTAGATAATTTATACAGTGACAGCTCTGATGCGAAATTGGTAATTGAAAGCCGAGCCAATAATGTGCTGGCCAGTGCCATAAATTTGCTAGAGCAAATAGATCAATGTTTTCCTCCTGACCAGGCAGAAAATCTTTGCAGAAAATTTCTCAATGCTATACGCACCAGAGATATCGACAGATTTAGCAGAACCGTAAGGAAATCCGATGCAAATACATGAAATAACTCAACCACAAATAAATGAAGGTGTTTTTAGAAACATAGGTACTGCTTTAAAAAATCCAAGGGATGCAGCTAGAGCATTATTTGGTGTAGATGGTGGCGACCCCAATACCAGTTTCGACTCTAGAGTTTATGCAGCTAAATTAGACCGGTACATTAAAGATCTGTCTGAGCGCACATTTAATGCCTGGAAAAACTACATATACCAGGTTGAAAGAACCATAACTAATCCCAGAGAATTGGCTAGATTTCAAAACAGAAGAGATGGAAGATATCAAAAAGAATTATTGGCTTGGGTCAACACCAATTTGTCAAGAGGACTGTATTTGCCAAATGCACAGAATTTTGGACAAATAATGCAGATCATAAATCAATTAAGTCAGCCTTTAGTCGGAACAGCACCTGCTGCAGGTGGTGGCGGTGCTGGTGGCGGTGCTGGTGGCGGTGCTGGTGGCGGTGCTGGTGGCGGTGCTGGTGGCGGTGCTGGTGGGCCAAACCCAGTTCCGGAAAGTTTAAATGAAGCTATAAGTCAAAACGAAGAAAGAAATCTGTGGTCGAAACTAGTAACCTTAGTAGTAATGGCTCAACAGGCAGTAGAGATCGCCAATAAAAAGCAACAAACCAAACAACAAGCCTCAAGCACACCTCAAAATGCCCAAGCTGCTATTGCACAACTTGGACAGGCATTATCAAACCAAGGAATCACTAACACACAGCTAGGCAGCATTGCAAGCGTGATACGCAATATCAATCAACAAGGCAATATCGTCAGTTCAACCAAGAATCCCGTTACTGATGCCGTTCTTAGAATATTAGGATTTACTATACAATGAACTTATTCGAAGGAGGCAATGTTTTCAAAGACAAAAATGGCAACCCGTTGACTAGACGGATTGCACAAAATGAAATAATGCCCACTGTGAATTGGTTAGAATCACTGACCGGTTTAGACTTTACAAAAGATCTCGATGACATCGGTCTCCCTACCAAATGGATTGGCAGTACAGGAAGAAAAGCTGACTCGGGCGACATTGACTTGGCTATAGATGCTAAAAAAGTTGATAAATCACAAGTTAAATCTCTACTCGATAATTGGGCAAAGTCCAATGGTCTAGAACCCAAAGAGTGGACGAAAATGTCTGGCAATGCAGTTCATTTCCGAACTCCCATCAAAGGAGATCCCAGAAATGGGTTTGCCCAAACTGATTTTATGTTTTTACCTAACTTAAAATGGGGTATATTTTTTTTAAGCGGTGGCAGAAATAGCAGTTATAGTGGCACTTTGCGAAATATTTTATTGAGCAGTATGGCAAAGATCGCTGGTAAAAAAGCAGGCCCTGAGGGAATTTTTGATAGAACCACAGGCGATTTTATCACTGATGATCCAAGAAGAGCAGCTAAAATTTTACTGATGCCACAGAATACAGAAAGAGATTTACAAAATGTCGAGGCAATTTATAAAGCTTTGACACAGGATCCCAATAGAGATAAAAAATTGGCAGATTTTAGATCGTTTCTGGCCAGAGACAATATTGCCGAGCCCGGAATCATGCAAGAAAATGAAATTAATTTTCTTGCCAGACTGAGAGACAGAATTGTCAATCAAGGTATGACTCCGTTGGTAGAACAGTCACAGGATCCAGCTCCGGTAGGCGGCAAGGCCAAAGGCATAGAACACCTAGAAGACTATGTATTTAGAAAAGGCACATCTGGAATTCGTCAGGCCTTGGATATTGCAGAGCAAACTGCAAAAAATTCAAAAGAATACATATCTACCAAGTGGGACGGAAAGCCGGCTGTGATTTTCGGTAGAAAGCCCGACACCGGGGAATTTGTTTTGACTGATGTGTCGGGATTCACCGCCAAAGGATATGATGGGCTGGCCACAAGTCCGGCCATGATGGCAAAAATACAAAACAGTAGAGGACCTAATCGAGCAGATTTGATTGCAGAATACACCAAATTATTTCCACTATTGAATGCAGCTCTGCCCAGTGGCTTTAAAGGCTATGTACATGGCGATGTTATTTTTATGGATCAGCCGCCTGAGGTCAAAGGCAATTATGAATTTCAACGCAATGAAGTACCATATAAAATACCGGTGAATTCGGAACTGGGCCATCGCATATCCAACAGTGATGTGGGAATTGCAGTGCATACCCAATATGCAGATCAAGGCAACCCAAAGCAACTTATATCTAATCTAGAATTTAATAGTGTACCTGGTCTGTTGATAGAAAAACCAGTGACACTGGAAACTATTGTACTGAATGACGATTTGGTCAAAGAAATTAGGAAAATCATAACTCGGAATGGCTCGGCAATAAACAAACTACTGAATCCTGCTGAACTAAGGCAAAACAAAATTACAGATTTGGCCAGATTGGCAGTGGATTTTGTCAACACCAAAGTTGGTCAAGAGCTAGATAGAAATACTCTGGCCAAAGAATTTATTCAATGGCTGCCAACCCATGTCAGCCCCAACAAATATAAAAATATCATAAATTATTTGCAATCAAATTCAACCAATGTGTCTGCTTTGGCAGCGGCATTTGATGCTTTTTACCTATTACACGAATTAAAAGTTGATATACAATTACAGGGTGATCGAGCTCATCCTGGACAAGAAGGTT